GATGACTCTACGCCACAGGAGTTTGTAGTAAACATTTTGATGACAATTTATAATAGGTCAACAGAACAAGCAAATTCCGTGATGCTTGATGTCCACGAAAAGGGCAGAGGCATTGCAGGCACATACAGTTACGAAGTAGCTGAGCAAAAATGTGTAGAAACAATAACTAACGCAAGACAAAGTCAATATCCGTTAGATGTTACGATAGAAAAAGCAGAATAAACAATTAAATGAAAATAGCAATCACGCAACGTGTGATTGAATTTCGAAACGGACCTTACGATAGCATAGATCATGGATTCTATGAAATGTTTTCAGGTCATACATTGTTACCAATACCAAACCATTTAGAGCATTATAGAACAGATACAATAGTTAATAGTGACTTGGTAGTGTTTACAGGCGGCAATAGTATGATACCAGGAAACTGGCAATACAATGAAAATCGTTTACGAGTTGAGAAACACACGTTAGATTTAGCAAAACTATACAACAAACCAATATTAGGAATCAGCAGAGGCTGTCAGTTTCTGACGGTTGCTTATGGTGGATCTTTAGAAGAAAACGGTAGACATCACATCAATCATAGTGTAAACTATAAGGGTAGTAATGTAGAAGTATGCAGTAGGCATGAAGAAATATTAAAAACTATACCCACGGGTGCAACAGTATTAGCAACAGATGAGTATGGATTTTGTGAAAGTTGGAAATTAGACAATATGATAACAGTGTTATGGCACCCAGAACGGATGAAAACACATTGGCTTCCATATGAAGCATACGGAATATTAGGATTATAATATGAAAATAGGATTTACATGCAGTACATTTGATTTATTACATGCAGGACATGTACAAATGTTAAGAGAAGCAAAAGAACAATGTGATTATTTAATATGTGGATTACAGATGGACCCAAGTATTGACAGAGATACTAAAAATCCACCAATACAATCAGTTGTAGAACGTTATACACAACTTAATGCAGTACAGTATGTAGACGAAATTATTCCATACGCATTAGAAAAAGATTTAGAAGATATCCTAGAAATGTATCATATTGATGTACGCATACTAGGTGAAGAATACAGAGAAAAAGATTTTACAGGAAAAGACATTTGTAAAAGACGAGATATTGATCTACACTTTAATAAAAGAGATCACAGATTTAGTACAACAGATTTAAGAAAAAGGGTATGCAACACTGACTGAGAATCAAGTAAGAAACGAATATAGAGAACATAGAAAAGACCCAGTATTTGCTGAGCTTTGGCCAGACACAAATAGATCTTTTTATGAATGGTGTTCGCAATATTTAGATTTTATGCACATAAAGGATAAAAGAGATGAGAATTGATCAAGACATTAAACTAGACTACAGTGACGTTTTAATTCGTCCAAAGCGTAGTACATTAAGTTCACGCAAACAAGTAAGACTTGAACGCAAGTTTAAATTTAGAAACAGCAGACATGAATACGAAGGTATTCCTATTATGGCTGCTAACATGGATGGTGTTGGAACATTTGAAATGGCAGATGAAATTGCACAACAAAATATATTTACATGTTTAGTAAAAACATATTCAGTAGAACAACTTGTAGAATTTTTTAATAATGATTATCCAGATAACAGAAGAACACAAAATATTGCTATGAGCATCGGCACAGGACCAGTAGACTTTGATAAGTTAGTTGATGTATATGATAAAGTAAGCAATAAACTAAAATACGTATGTATGGACATTGCAAATGGTTACAGTGATCATTTTGCACAACATGTTAAAAAGGTACGTGATAAATTTCCTAATTTAGTAATTATAGCAGGTAATGTAGTAACCGGAGAGATGACAGAGGAGTTAATTTTAAATGGAGCAGACATCGTTAAAGTCGGAATTGGACCAGGAAGCGTGTGTACAACACGAATTCAAACAGGAGTTGGGTATCCGCAACTTAGTGCAGTTATTGAATGTGCAGATGCGGCACATGGACTTGGCGGACATATTATCGCTGATGGGGGCTGTAACTCTAGTGGTGATGTGGCTAAAGCATTTGCTGGCGGCGCCGATTTTGTAATGCTAGGCGGTATGCTTGCAGGACATGATCAAGGTGGTGGCGAAGTAATTACCAAACATTATAAAACAGATGAATTAGAATATGAAATAGGCGAGCATCTAGATAATCAAAAATGTAAAATAGAGCAAAAAAAGTTTATAGCATTTTATGGAATGAGTAGTGATGCAGCAAATACAAAACATTTTGGTGGACTAAAAGACTATCGTGCAAGCGAAGGACGAGAAGTACTAGTTCCATACAGAGGTGCAGTACAACACACCGTACAAGCAATCTTAGGTGGGTTGCGTAGTACCTGTACATATGCAGGTGCAATGAAACTTAAACAACTTAGTAAATGTACTACGTTTGTTCGCGTTAACAATCAGTTTAACAAAGCATACGAAAGCACAACAACTAAGATTTAGCTATGTTGTACATGCATAGCGTCTTTGCAGCAGATAAGTAAGTAATTCTGCGGTATTATAGATAAATAGATGTGTAATAAAAATGGCACAACATTGTGTTATAGTTACATGTACAAAGTAGTACAGAGCGACCTCGGCTCAGAAAAAAAGAGCGGCAGTTAGTGCCACGCTAACTGACTCTGGGAAAGACCAGGGCATAACCCATGCCTTACAAGCGACACATTATGAGGTGTCGTGGTAGCAGCCAGGAGAGACTGGCAACGTAGAAACGGATGCTTTCCCAAAAACATCCACACATATAACGGAGAATATAAAATGGCTAACACTTTTTTTAGTGCATGGTCGGGATTATTCAATGGCTCACGTAGAAGTCGTGTGGCTTACAATAACACCCTAATGACTTATGCAAAAACAGAATATGGTTCTGATTGGCAATATGCCTACAACTATATGCTAGAACATAAAGGCTCTGCGCCAAAGATGGGTCTTGCAGATATCAAGGTAACAGTAAAATGACAACAACACTAATATACAAACAAACATGCGAAATTTGTCAGAAGATTTCAAACGCAAGTTTAAAGATTTTAATGACAATTTGGTCATTCGGTGAAACAGTTGGCCGTGCAAAAGCAGCTGCAGAGTTACATCGCCAAGGCTATCACAAAGAAGCAAAGGCGCTTATGTTGGAGAATAAATAATGCTTAACACTATAACAAACAAATTAGGCTGGTTAAAACGTGCATACAATCGTAATCAAAATCGCAAAGCAACAATAAAGGCTTTGTCAGAGTTAAATGATTTTGAATTAAATGATATTGGATTATGCAGAGGCGATATTGGACCAGTTGCTCGTGGTGATAAAACTTATAGAAAGACTTATTAATGTTTAAAAGATTCTTAAAAGCAATGGAATACAGAAGTTACTGCCTAGCAATACATCAACTTAGAACTATGGGCATGACTGATGCGGCTAATGAAATTTCTGAGTTCAAACATAAGATGTATAACACATTTTAATTTAGTGTAGTTTTAATTGCATAAATAGTTGTATGAGTAAAGTACATCTATTATCAGAACTAATAACAAAGTTGCAGAACTTTAGTACGCAGGATGAGAAACTAAATCTTCTGCAACACTATGAAAAAGAACCTATATTCAAACGTATACTTACTATAGCATACAATCCTTGGGTAGATTTTGGAATGCAAGATTTTGTTCCAAGACGTAAAGGTAAACAGTTTGGAATGGGATTAACCCGTTTCTTACACATCTTAACAGACATCATTGATGATAAGTATGATGACAGAGAAAAACAATTCTCTTGTCAAATGGCAATGCAACATATTGACGAGCGTGATGCTGATTTGTTTGTTAGTTTATTAAGACAGGACCTTGATCTAGGACTTGAGTTAGAAACAATAAATGCAGTATGGCCTGGATTAATAATGATTTATCCAATAAGTAACCCTACTCCCAACAATTACAAATCATTTAATAATTATCCAGCCGCAGTACAACCTATTAGTAGAGGTTTTCGAGTTAATGTAATTGTACATAAAGGGTTAGTTACTTACAAAGACAAAGAAGGCAATAATATTGAAGGTTGGAATATATACGACAAACAGTTTGTAAATTTAGCACAAAACAATAGTACAGTATTTGATGGTCACGCAGTTGTAGTCAATGGAACAACTATTGTAGAAACTAATAATGACAAAGTACTAGAAGCAGATCCGGAGAATATTAGATTTAACTTTTGGGATGTAATTAGGTACGATGGCTTTATAAAAGGTGAAGATACTCGTATAGGTTATAATTGGCGTAATAATGGATTAGAACATATGATTATACTTGCTATAGATAAGAATAAAACACCTTGCTATGACATTGTAAAGGCTGA